AGACATTGTCATGGGATCTGATGCCAGTTTTAGTACGCGTATAGCTGCCTTTGCAACACAAGGCGCAGCCCTTGCTCGTGAAGGTCTCCAGAAATTATGGCAGTCCGTCAAGGAACTGTTTAGTTATTTAGGAGACGCAGCAATGCAAGCAATAAATGCAATCAAGGAAATTCTTAAGAGTATTTTAGATTACTTTACAAAGGATTGCACTTTGTTTAATGCATTTAAGCGTGCACTCTCGAAATTATTAGTCTATTTGGGACTAGCTAAAGGTGAAGAAATTATCTTAGATGATCTTTCAGCTAGTACTCCCGTCTGGACAACACAAGAAGACGGAAAAATGGCGTGGGACTTTCCAAAAGCACCACAAAATTCACAATCCACTGGCGATCAAACAACAACCACAACGCCAGATGGGGAATCAATAGAAGGTTCAGAACCATTAGACTTTGATGCACATATTGGAGATCCAATAACAATGACAGTTTCAGCAATGGGTTGGATGACAACTTCTCTCGTGGCATTATTTGCCAGCGTAGATGGAGTAGGAAAAGCCATACCATTTGACGAAATATCATGGCGCACTCAGTCTTTGATGCGTTATGTGTCAACAGCCAAAAGTTCAGGCGCTACTGAATGGGCGCGATACATAGTTGACAATACTTATTTCTTGTTTACAGGACAGCAATTCTTTAAAGAATCAGAAATTCGAAGTACCTTCAAGAAACAAGCCCAAATCGTCATGTCACATGGACAACAGTTGTCTACAATGACATGTCCAGATCCGGCCTTAGTATTAGGCATGCGAACAGCGCATGCACACGTTAGGAGAACGTATTGTGAAATGATGATGCTCTCCCCACCAGATGGAGCCGGAATCACGAAAATTCATGACATATGTGAAAAATATATCAGGCAGTACTGCTCTCTAGCCAAAGCAGGAGTGCGAAGACCGCGACCGGTGACTTTGTATTTTTCGGGAAGCCCAGCATGTGGTAAAACATTGACTCAGTTGCATCTTATACGAGACGTAACTACAGTGATATCGAAAACCATTGTTGCACCGACGTCACCAATTGGTGATGTCCTTAAAGAACACTTGACACGATCATCATCAATGTCGCGATCATGTGTTGGCGAAAAGCCCGATTTTGCAAATGGGTATTCACATCAAATGTTTTACTGTTTAGAAGAACTCTATTCACCAAACTCACCAGTATTGAATCAATCTTGGTTTAGTCATCTGTTTGAGTTGATGGATGATCAACCACTTCTGTTAAATACAGCATTCGAAGACAAAGGAACTTTGTTTTTCGATAGTCCATTTGTCGTATGTACAACAAACGCGCCCAACCCTTTGATAGGAATAGTGACGCAGACAGCTTTTTGGCGACGTTGTACGTTACCATTAAGAGTGATATCGACATGTAACAAAAACGAAGTTTTTGATTTGCACAAGCACACAAGGTTTTCATTTTATCAAGAATCATTACGAGCATATAGTTCACCGTCCTTGGCACCTTGCCAGAGGATAGCAGCAGAATTTCAAGCCAAGACACCACTTGGTGGTGCATTGCGAACTAATGTCTTGACATATGTGCAAGTATTGGAACTTGTAGCTATGGCATACATGGAGTCAATGACAACGTCACCAGCCTCAAAGCTAGTGGTGGATAATTATACCGACACATTAGCACAAAGACTGTCGTCGGCGATAACACCAGCGACGTGTGTCCGATCCGATGCACTTATGCGAAACACTTCTACATTTGAAGCAGTGTTGCAAGGACCTAATAAGAGGATAACATTTCGTGACGGATTTAATCTATGTGTTACGGACGTCAAAAATATAATCGACTTCCCACCAGTAACGACAGTAGAATCCATAGCAATAGCGCAACATCTCATCAAGTATTTTCGAACATGTGTCAACTTGCAAGAAAACTCACGTCCTTTGGTAAGACAAGGACCACCTCTGACAGCAATGTTGTCATTACTAACGGGATGTTCATTTGATCTTAAACCCATCAGTGCGCAATACCCTCGGCACACCCAATATATGTATAGAAACAAATTAATGGCAATCATTTACAATTGTTTGTGCATACTGACGTTTGCTGACAGTTATTCGCTAAATGTCAAATCAGAGCAGGCCCCAGATGGTGGAATGGAATTGCGTCAAGCATACATCACATCAAGTAGGGCTGTGCGGATTGGAATTCGTGCACGCAAGCCAAATGTTCGTTTCTCTTTCTCAAGAGAAGAAGAAGAGCGGCATGTGAGAGCACAATCTAAACGATTGAATATGATTAATAGGAGATCAAAGAGAAATGCCAGACGCAGAAAAGCAGCATTGGAACGAAAAATAGCACTTCGCTTCGTGGGAGCAAACGACAGCAATGCCGAGCGACTATCACGGGCCCAGCATCGAGAAGATGTAGAACAAGAGTATGATGAAGAAATTCCATGGCTCGAAAATGACATTGACGATGCAGACGAAATTCAGCGTTATCGCGATTTGCACGAAATGCGTACTGATGAAGAAATAGCAGATGAACACCAGCGACGAACACACGTGCCCAAGAGACACGGCGAGTTTGACTACTTAGAACGTAATTTGGAATTGGATGATTTTGATGCGCACATTGGTGGAATCGATGAAGAACCAGAAACAGATGAAGAACAAATAACCAGAGGTATCAAGGAACTTCAATCAGAAGTGGCAAATTACCCTAAACGATGGAAAAGTATACATAGGTTTATGTCATGGCATACAATGATAGCAACATCAGATAACCCGTTGTTGGAGTATCTGATAGCAACAGGACAAACGTCAATGAGCGAACTTCGAGTCGTGGCATTAGCCAAGTATTACGGCCTTGACAAGGTTCGATCGATGTGTTTAGCAGCATATACGAAAGGAAACTTAAACTGGTTCAAGCGCATGTATGATATGTGTTTGTTTGACGATGAGCACACTTATACGGATGTAGCCGACTATAATTTGATTTTAGATTCAATGGCGGCAAAGCATTACTATGATTATGGTGAAGGTTTTGCACACAAACGCACATTCA